TGGCGTTCCTAAAAGGCCTCCTGCTGCTGCTGCATTTCCGCTTGCACCTAGTGCTTGTTGCAAAGCATATTGATATCCTGGTGATTGCTGATAGCCTTGACCAAGTTGATTAAAGAACTCTCCAGGACTGCCAAACATTTGCGAATATTGCTGCATGAGTTGCGGATCAACTTGCTGGCCTTGCTCCATATAAGGCTGATAATATTTTCTAAAAATACCAGGTATTTTATTTAGCTCGGCATTAGCGTAATTAGCTGGATTATTTTCGTCTAGTCGAGTGTCAAACATTTGATATCCTTATCTTTACTAATTATGTTAGTGTAAATGTTTTTATAACGGGTACGCCAGTGCCATCGTCAACTATAACTTTCATAGTGGTTTCGGGGGTTGCTGCATCTACTTCATAAAGTATTGTACCAAAGTCAACCGTATAAACCGAATTAGCCGGGTTAGAAGGGTCTGGCACTTGATGTGTTGCAATTGTTGCGATATCTACTGCTGTCTGGGATGGAGCCACTAATCCCTCAGCCCCTATTACACGCTGTAATGAGGAAATTAGTTGCTGCCTGAATATCAATTCCTCATCCGTAGGATTGCCATCATCATCTACGATACGCCCTATGGGCAAATTGGGTATTATGATTGGGTTTGTTGGTAATGCTGCCATTTCAATTCTCTTCTAAATAATTATTGTATGTTTTGCAATCACTGGTAAACTTCTATTATGCCATCACCCACGACAAAGCGACCAAAGCCGTTAAATTCTATCTTATAAGTTAAATCATTTTGCATGCCAAGTCTTTGAAATTCAATTAGGCCACGCCTTTTTCCTGTGGGATTCATGTCTTGGTTTATGCTACTACCAAAATTTTCACCACCATCAATTGATTTTGATAATAATATGCGCTCGGAAGCTACTTGATATATCGTGTCATCAGCGCTTATAACTTCTTCGGTTCCTATTTGGTCGCCATCTTCTGTAGCCAAGATTATACCTGACTCAGTTGCTATGGTTTCAGCAACCACATTGCCTTGGTGTATAAAAGTTTGTATGTTATTGGGCTGTCCATTTTCCATTAAAAATTGCAATTTCTTGGTCACAAAGTATCGATTATTAGGAAATCTAACAGGTGGGGTTATGCGAATTCTTGGCATTTGTTTTATATTGTCTTCTGCGTACTGTAAATAACTAAAATTAGTACTAAATTCATAGAGATTGCCGTCATTTATAGATACAAAATAATAGGTATTGTTAAAAAATACAACATCACGGGCTATATGGTAATTTAAATGTTCATCGGTTACAGTAAAAAACATCTGGCTTGTAAAGTCATATACATAACTTAGATTGTCTTCAATGAAAGTGAATTGATAAAGCAAATGACCATCTTGCCTAAATAGAAATCCTGTGCAATTTTCAGGATTATTTAATTTTCCTAATTTAAAATTTATACCATCGGTTGAAATAGTTCGAATGCTTCCGCCATCGGTTACCATGATAGCTAACCCTGATTGCTCATTGATAGATAGCCATACTATAAAGTTTTCTAAAGGCGAAATAGTAGAAGGATTTATAACCCCATAATCGATATTGAAAGAGGTTGCTTTTTGGTATGGAAATTTTGCAGAACCTACATCTACCCAAGACTCTATAACATTATTGCCAATCACAAATAAGGTATTGCCTCGCCCAGGAAAGGGAACCGCTGCTTGTACAAAATCGGGTTTAGTTTGTAAAGAGCCTGTATGTGCTGCATCGGCTGGCCAGGATAGGCCGTTATTAAAATCTGAAAGAATCCAGGTTGATGTATTAGTTAATGCTATTATAAATCTACCATTTTGAAATGATACAAAGCCTGGATTAACATAAGGTGCGCCAGTTGTTGGAAATGGAAATCCTAAAGGACCACCCGCATTTGATGTGAAAAAATCCTCTGTGCCATAATTATAAATATATAAATTTACATAATCGGTGATAGCTATTTGGTTAGCGTTATTCTCGGCTATAAATACTTGGCCTGTTGAAGTGGCTAATACCCCTACTGGAACGCTTACTAAGTCACCTGCTATAAATGATATCTTGTATACTGTATTGCCAACTACTGCAATGATAATATCTCGAATAGAGCTAACGTAAGCTCCTCTTCCTGTTGCATCTTCTGCAAGGGTTAAAACATTTTTATAGCCAGAATAATCAATGAGCGTTTCATCACTTATTATCATATTGAATGTTTGTTCTATACTAATTTTTGGATAGCGACCGAAATGGTTACCGCCAACAATTTTTATGGGTAGGTGTTGTATCTGCTGTGTACCGCTAGGTAGAGCCATTTAATCCCTTTTTATTCTTTGCTTGATTAAATAATTTATTGTGTATTTAATATTCTATTTGACTATTATGGGTACCACCCACGGCCCAAATTTATCGCCTGCCAATCTAATACACTATTTGTATTGAAATATGACACTTTTTGTATTGTCAAATCAGGTGGACTAACATCTAATAATTTTTTACGAATCTCTTTGTATTTCATTGCTGCTTGGTCGGGAAACGTAGCGCCCCAGTCTGCACAAATATATTCAGCTAATGCAAAACGTAAGTATTCTATGTAATACAAGTCGTAAACTAAGGATAAATCCGTATTAAGATTTACGTCCGTAAGAGAGAATTTGCCGGTAAGTTTTGCGATATATGCATCGCCTGGCAAATAATAAACAAATATTCTACTGCCACCAAGTTCACGCTCTACATGCCATGAAAAAGGAAGATTGGTTATATTGTCTACACGACCATTACCGAAATATTGCTTTCTATGGATTTTGTCCATAGGAAACCGTACATCACCTAGATTAAAAGTTAAGCTTTCAATAGCCAATAAATTAGGTATGAAATATTCTTCTTGTCCTGCGACAAGTGGAAAAGCATAGCGCTGGAAATAAGGTATCAATCTAATATCTGAACCTTTGACTTCTAGTAATGCATTAAGCAACGCTAGGCCATCGGTTATTTGTTCACCAGATACAGTTTGCAAGCCTCTACTTACTATTTGTGATAGATAATAAGATTTTGTAATAAGCTGTAATGCTGTGTAGGACATAATGGTAGCCCTCCTTGGCCAAGTGACCTTAAAAAGGCCACCGTCTCCTATTTTGCCTAAGCTAGATTAGATATAAAATTCAAATCCAGCTACATTTATCGCCACTGCATACCGCCACCAGCCGACCATTTGTAATTCACTTTAGGCACACCAGCATCTAATTTAGAAAGTACTAGCACATTAGCGGTTACGTGAACAGCCGTTACTTGCGAGGTAATTTGTATCGCATCACCTGTACCACCGAATGGCTGCATAGACATAACTCTACTTGCAGCAGCCGGTGTTAAATCTACCGCAAACCATACAGGCAAATTATCTACAGCAGGCACTAGATTGGTTAAAGTTGCTGCTGCGTAAGTGGTGGACGCTCCGGCAGTGATATTGCTTGCTTGAGGAGCGTCGTACATAAATAAACGTAAGTTATTATTGCCAGACCAGTAGCCAGGTAGAAAATGCACAGAGGAATCAGTCATTGCATAACCAATTAATCTAAATGCAGAATAACCGTAGGGCATTAAAGGTGCTGTGGCAGATAAAGAAAGCATAGCTCCCGTAGCAAGACCGGTAACAGGGTCTGAAATTAAATGCACTGCATAAATTTTTGAAGCTGCAAAAGTTCCTGTATCTAAACCATTAAGACCTCTATTCGCTGCATTAATTATTACAGGGGATGATAACACTAGCTGATATACATCCGTTGAATCACGAGCCTGTCCAGCAGCTATGTTTAATAACGTATTGGGCGTAGTTGCATTATTTGATATCTCAAGACCATTAATATAAAGAAAAGGCACCACACCGAAAGGTAAATTAGGCATTTTTAACTCCTTAGTTAATATAACATGGCGTATTTAAACGCCATATTCATGTTATGAGCTATATTTATTATAGCGGGAATATTATGCGCATACAGTTATCAGGAACTAAGCATGAGCCATGTATTTCATCCCTTACATAAGCACGGTTATTTTGACCAAATTGGCTACCGAAGTAATGCCTAATTGCAGCTCCAGATTCTTCGTCTTGCATTTGTACTGTAGTGAATGGTGATTCATCAGGCAATCTAGGCATTGCTAAATAGAACTGATTACCAGACATCATACATCCTGCAACATGGGAAGGAAGTGGAGTAACTGTCATTCCAGCTTGTATAGCTGTGTTTAAATTTTGATTAGCGGTTTGCGCCCATACTAATCCAACGGTATTTACAGTTTGTAGAGTAACAGTCACAGTTCCTGCTACCGTAGCCGCATCAGCAGTAGCACGGAATTGCACAGGCAAGCTAGTTGGTTCATGACCAATAAAGGTTAAGAAACGCAAGTTTGGCAAGTTTGTTACACCGTCATTAAACTGAAATAAATCCCCAGCTTTGATAGCATTTGCATCAGTGCCACCCGTCGGTTCAGTAAATGTAATTTGTGTTACATTATTTCCTGTTGGGTCATTGGTAGAAACTACAGTCATAATATTATTTGGCGCTGCAGTATCTCCAATAGTTCCAGAAACATGCGTAGGTAATAAATTAGATTCGAACCAATCAGTTGATGCAAACCTGCCTAATTCCCAAGACATCGCATCTTCATTGTTACGAGTTAATGCAAATTGATTAAGACCAGTACCAATAATTGGTGGAATTGCAGTAACAGGCAACACGGCTTGCATATCATTAGGAGCTGCACCGAATGCTCTAAAATTAGCTACCATTTGTGCTAATTGTTGATAAGAATTAATAGGAGTTACCCCATCACCAAAAAATCTAAATGGTCCTGATGCAGTTTGTAAAGCACCAAAACTTGGATTTTGTGGGTCATTTATCCGAACGCCTGAAACAAAATTCTTTAAAATATCTGCTTCAACTTTAGAGCCAAGTTCATACATTGCAGCACGTCCAAATCTATCCATATAATCACGTACATTAAATATGAATTGTTGGTCGGTGTAGCCAGTAGATACGTTAAATGCTTGGGTGCATGCTAAAGACTGTAATCTTTGCGTTGAAGGCTGTTGGGTAATTACTAGACCGTTAAACGTAATGAAGCGTGGTGCTACATCAAATGTTACGGTATCACCTAAGTTACTTGGAGCAGTGGTGTTGAAGTCTTTGAATTTTTTATTGGTGTTTTTTATTGCATAGAATGAATTTAATAGAAAAGCAAGTTCTGCTTTCATGTATGTTTGTACATTCTGCAAAATATTAGTTGGAACTGCCATGTCAATTCTCCAGATTATAATTTTATCCTAGAATTGATAAAGCTATCTCCTGTGAGACATCTAGCCTTTAAACATCTTGCGAAAGTCTGACACAGTCATTTTGCTATTATCAATCCCTGCTTTAGAAGAAGGCTTTAATTGACTTAGCGGTTCACGTGACTGATTCATTTCTTGCATAGCTTCTTGATTTTGCTTAATTGAATTGCTCAAATCAAACATAGCTTTTTGTGCAAGGCGAGGCTGTGTGTACATTAATGTGACAAGATTTCCCATTTTCATGGGGTGCTCTAGAAGTTCGTGCATAATGTCTGCTGTATTTTCCATGTCATTAGCCATCTGTACTACAGGGGCTAGACTATCAAAATTTAAGTCATTAAGACGTTCTTCTATTCCTGGATAACGTTCTTCGGCTGCACGCATTTTATTAACAAAACTATCAACGGTTTGTTGGTTTTTAAATTGCTGTGCTTGCTCTTGTAAGAACTGCGGTGTTTGTTCAGATATTATGCGTCTTATGTCATCTTCTGACATTTGAGGCATGCCACCTAACGATTGTTGTTGTGGTTGTTGCATAGGTACAGCTGCTTGAGCTGGTTGTTGTTGCTCTTGCTGCTGTTGCAATTCCATAAGTTTACCGCGTTCATAAGCTTTTTGCTGTTCGCGTTTAACGATTTTGCTGACAGTATTGCTATCATAAGCTTTACTAGATGCATCATCGGACGAACCGCTACCCAAATCTTCTTGTTCAATGTTTTCCACAGCTGACTCTAAATCAGCCTGTAAATCATCGGTCATATAAATCCTTTCATTGACTGTCACGGTGTCGCCGTAATATTTCCGATAGTATGACGTTCTAAAGAGCCGGCCAGGTTGTCGTATGGCTACGTAATATTTTCATTCTATTACTGTCTATTTAA